GCAACAGTCAGGCTGGTATTTGTTACAGAAGTAATGCCTGTCTGTGCAGCGACTATGGTAAAGGTTAGGTCATAGGGGTCGCCATCAGTTCCGTTATCAGTATCGGTCCAATCAATATCAATACCGCCGCCTTCAACAAACTTAACTTCTTTATTTTCTGTAATAGTTACTTCAGTCCCATCACCATCTTCAAGAACAAACCCGTCACCCATAGTCTGTGCAGAACCATCTACATAGGCTTTCACAGACTGCTGCGTGGGAATTAGAGTAGCAGAGTCAGAAGACATATCGTCTTCGTCAACGAATGCCGTTGCAGTTATAGTCCCATCTGACAAACTTCCAAACTGCACAGTGCCATTTGAAGTGACATTTCTAACAGTAGCTATGTCTTTATCCGCGCTTAGAACAACTGCTTTACTAGCGGCTGCAGTACCTGCAGTGATGCCGTCTAGCATTTCTAGCTCTGCTTCTGTTAGTACCGCGCTGCCTATGCCAATTGAAGTTGTTGCAGTTAAAGTGCCACCGGAGACAATAGTACCTGAAACATCAAGATTGCCATTTACGTCAATAGTAGTAGCAGCTATCTGTATCTCTGTATCAGCAACGAGGTCTAGCTGCCCATCAGTAGATGAATTGATGTAAATAGCTGTATCGCGGAACTGTATCTTCTCCGTGCTGCTAATCAGCAGGTCATCTGAGAACTGAAAGTAGTCTTCATCCTCCATCCATGTCAGAACGCCATCTGATGTATTAGCGTTAAAGGTTACGGCTATATCTGTATCAGCGCCAGTACCGAAAGTAATAGCGTTGCTAAGAAGCTTCTCAATCGCCCCCCCTTCACCATCTGTACCGTCATGCTGATGACCCCCCGTTTCAAACGCAGCGTCAATAGCGTTAAACTCTGTAGTAAAGTCAGACGCATTAATCGTCTCTCCATCTACAAAATTTGTTGGGCTTGTTGTTGTGTATGCTGTACCCATTACATTCTAGCTCCCGGTGTAAATTCTAATGAAAACCCTTTAAGTGTGTACGTAGGGTTTGTGCTTGTATCTGTAAATTTTAGCGCCACGGCAAATCCTGATCCTTCTACAGACTGTCTGTATAGCGGCGTGTACACAGCAGCGTCGTATTCTGCTGTTGCCATTGTAGCACTGCCGTAAAAAGCAGACCCAGAGGGGTCTAACAGGTCGTACAAAGCTGGGCTTGGTAGAAGTATGTCGCCGTAGTCATACTCAAGGTTCATATCTACAGAGGATACAGTTCCTGTCCCGATGTAGTTAATAACTACTCTCTGCATGTTCTTGCGTATTCCAACATCTCCCATGTTGTAGTCAATAGTTCTATATATACAGGCCATATTAGTTCCATCAAGAGTAGAACCTGATTCTTGCTTATAAACATAACCGCCATCATAATCTCCGTGAACAACATGTTCTTCGTCAGAAATATCTCCATGATCGGCGCTCATAGGCTTAATGCCTTTTAAATCTGAATACTCCCAGCCTATCTGCCCTGTCTCAGAACTCCGTTTTAACACGGCTATAAGCCCTGTTGAGTTAGCCTCAGTGCCTGATGTTGTAGGGTAGTACAGTCGGTATTGGCTCTTTCTTCTTATAACATGAGAACTAATATTAGATATCTGGTCAGCACTAAGATCATTTAATCTAGACTGTACTTGTTTAGATATCGTTCCAAGTTCTGTGTCGCCAATCTTTTCAGTACCTGCAACTGTACGTAGGCCGTCTGGTGCAAGATAGATTAGATCACCGCCTATTTCCTGTATGCTAAATCGGGAGACGCAACCAATGTTTCGTGTTACAGGTTGCAGAACAAAGTCAGAGACACTGGAACCTGCTAGCCTGTAGATACTGTCTTTACAGAAAATAACCAAAGTTTCACGGAATGTGGCTAGCCCTACGATCTCATCGCCAATAGATATCTCTCCTGCCCCTGATGCAGCACTAAAGTCGTTCTCGCTGTACGGCGCACTAAACTGCAGAAGGTGGCGTTTGCTTGTCATGCCGCAGAAGAAGAGATGATTCTTGTGTTCTATTACAACTTCAGGTGCTGTAGGTTTTGTACCTGCACCTGATCCTGCTCCTCCGGTTAACGCTGTGTACGTACTACCATCAAACATAGCTGCGTCATTGACGCCATCTGCCATTGCAATCTTTTCTGTACCCGCCCAGTTATAAACTGTAAAGGTGTATCGCTCTGCGCTAGTGCGGTTAGTTACAAAGTTTGTCCATCCAGAACCCGTACTTGTTGCTACATTTGCACCCCGTGCTGCAACAACTTTATTTTGAAATATAGCTACTCCCAGTACGCCGCCAGAACCTGCAACCTGATTGTCGTCATACTTGCTAAAGCCTTTTATCTTGGCATAGCCACCAGTTACAGACGGCTCATAGTTCTGCAGAGTAATGGCTTCTCCGGGTTTTGCAACGAACACACTTTTGTCGAGGACTAACCCACCATCACAGTTTATGGGGAAGGCTTGTATCGGCATTAAACGGCTCTCATGTAGTCTTTTTGGTTTAGTAGCTCGGTCTTCATTCTGCGAATACCATTTTCGTAGTCACGGAAGGAAAACTGTGCTGCCTGATCATTGCCCCTAAGAATGTGAATGTAGTATTTAACACGGGCTACGATTACATCATGGTATCGTGTGGGTATTTTTGGTTTATCTGTAAAGATAGATAGGTCTGGAGAAGAGTCGTAGAAGTCAAACAGAACATCATACTGTGTGTTCTCAGGTATAGGCGTGATCCCGAAGGAGTTGTCACTCCTCACACGGTACACACAGTCGGGGCTATTAAAGCCATCGTCCGGTGCGGACAGGGCTAAAAACTCGCTCTGCCTGTATGAAGAGTGATGCCGCCCAAGACCTTCGTGATACTCCTCAAAAGATTTGTACTTGAGAGTGGTAGCTGAAGCGTCTGCCTCAAATACCTCTACGAAGTCTACATCAAGGTTTTGCGAAGCAGTGTTGCTGAGACTAATAAAAGTTTGTTGTGTAGAAGCTGTAAAGGTAGCAGTCTTAATCTCTCCACCGCCTACGTTTGTAATAGTAAATGTAGTAGATAAGTCAGAGTCCTTATCGCTGCTAGACCCTGCAAATACATTTAGTGTCTCAGAGGTAGAAGAGATGGTTGCAGAGGCTATCCTCGCTGTAATGCGATACGTTCTATTCTCTATCGTAGGTATTACCTGTTCTATACACCCAGCGTTTAAGCGCAAAACTCCTGAAGCATATGTCCTACCACTAACTGAGTTACTAAGGGCAGGAGTGCCAGAGGTGCTTGTTCCTGCAGGGTCTGTGCTTCTGCTGTCCCAGAAGGAACCTAAAGTAAAGGTCTTATCAAAGTCTCCCTGCCGAATAAGATTCTGGGGGCGCAAGAAGAAGCTGTCATAGTCTACGTCTGTGCAGAAAGTGATGTCACCAGATGTAGCTGTAAATGTAGAGGATACACCCGTTAAAGTCTCAGAGGCTTGGAACTCACCTTCTATCGGCTCAATCAGCATGTACTGTTCGTCCGTGTGTCCTCCATGCGGCGGCACTCTACGCAGGATGCCTTTTGCAGAGGACGTACCCCCCGTAATCATTTCGTTAATGGTAAAGCCCCCGCTAACGCTGGACACTTCTACTTTTACTGGGTACTTATACTTGCCCTTGCCGCCAAACAGCGTGTATCTTCCATTGTGAAAGTGCCACGGCCACTGTATGTATTCAGCGTCAACATCGCGGATAGCTTTGTTTATATCTTTTTTAACTGTAGTCTGTACGCCCCGTGTGCCAGACAGACCTGCAGCAGTTTCTGCAATAGTTGTCTCGTTGAGGTCAAACAGTACAGCGTTGATTAGTTCTACATAATTCATGGCTTGCCTAACTGTGGTTGGCTAAGAAGAGTTCATCTATAGTTAACACTGCTTGTATTCTGTTAGCAGTTCCTGCGGTTAACTTTATGATATCTCCCTCGTTCAGGTTTAATTCTAGAGCAAGCAATACAAAATCATTTGCCGCTACGCTCTTGCTACCAAGTAATTTATAAGTAGCACTAGCACTTGCATCTGTAAGCTCTAGGGTTACAGGTGTGGCATTGCCCGAAGTCTCGCAGATAATTATGTTCTTTAGAACAGCATCGTGACCAGCAGGAACGGTGTACACAGTTGTCTGACTTGTGCCGTCAAGTGCAACTGCAGCGTTTCTTAGTCGTACCGCTCTTGATAGTGTTGATGTCAAGATTCTGTTCCTTTTGGTTTATTTACTACAGGGCTAAAACCAAGACCAATAGACGAGAGACATTCAACTTCTGGGTTTACGTCGGAGACACCTGTTAGCGTATATGATCTAGTTTTAGGATTTATGTACATTGTGAACAGTATTCCGTATAGAACATCTTTAAATACAAAAGCAGGATACTCTCCATGTTTCTCTGCTTGCGGTGCAAAAGCACCAATGGGAAGACATACAGTAGGAGGTGCCTGTGCATAGCTAGTTGTTGAAACAACTAACAAAGCTAATACTGTTAAGATATACTTCACATCACATGCCCCAAGCCTTCTTTAAATACGTCTGAACCAGTGTTGATTTTGTAAACATGTCTTTCACTTGCGTTGACCTTGTAAACATATCTTTATTCTGTTTCATAAGATATGTGTTTACCTCATACATGTTTTGCAAAATAAAAGACTGTTCGTAAGATACGTTAGAAGACATCCATCCAATTATATTTTGCCTAAATCCTTTAGTAACTTTTTCTACACCGTGAGGGTAAATGATAGGGAAGATTACTGCTTCTCCAGCGTTTAGTTTCTTACCTATCTGGCCTACAGGAGTTGCTAATGTAAACTCCCCACCCTCGTAATCGTCTGTTAAGTTTATGCTCCAGCCATAGTCAAAGAATACATTGTTTGATTTTGGTCGGGCCTTAAAAGCATCTACATGCAGGTCGTAGTAGTCTCCCTCCATGTATTTGTTATAAAAATTTACTGATACTCTGGTAGGACAATACACGCTGTCAATGTAATGTGTATCGTATAGCTTGTCGGTAATCAGCTTCCTTACCTCGTCTGGAACACCTTTAGATTCTTTGTTGCTCTTCAGGTCTTCTAGATCAGGAGCAGTATCTTCCCCGTTCTTAAATGTGTTCTGGTCAATCTTGTCCAGACAAAAACTTACTTCATCTTCGGTTAGTAGTTTGATAAACATATGTACCTCCGTCAATTCAATATCAAAACAATTTGAAGGGTGGGGTTTTTAAAAGGAACCCCACAAAAACCTTTGGTACAATTACGTACCAGACGACACCGTAGCCGCTTCCGTAAGCGGGTTGCGCGAAATGTCAACCATGCAAACGTGAACGCGGAAACGAAGCGCACTTTCACCCGTTGAGCCACCATCAAGGATGAGGGCGTCAATCGTGTCAGCACTTGTTAGGATACGAGCGTTGGCCCCGGAAGCCCCAACAGCGGCTTCAAGGAAAGGCGAGAAGCCAGCAGCACATGCAGAACCGTCAAGAAAACAGTCTACATCACCACCAGTAAAGCCAATATCCATAGTAATCTGACCATTACCACGCGCTTCAAGAACTTCAAGCGCACCAGCAACAATCATGGTATCTGCAGGAACGTCTACAAGCTGTACAACGTCTCCTCCAGCACCACCATCGGCAGTATCCCAAACCTGTGAAGTAACCACATACGGAGTGGGCATACGCGAGGGATGACCAACGGTTCCACCGCCGGAAATAGTACGATCATAAGTAGCCATAATTCATACCTCCCTTATGCGTAATCAACAATGCCAAGGACCAAGCCTTCTGGACGAATGACCTTACGGCCATATACGTGCAGACCGCGAACCACATCAGCAAATGAATCAGGATCGCGAATAACTTCAGTCTTAGCAATGGAGTTAGCAGTGGCCGTTGACGACATGTGACCAGCAAGAACAATGTTCTCTCCGGTAGCAACGCCACTGAGTGATACCATGTCCGTCGTCGTAGTTGCATCAGCAGACTGACGAAGGGCATTGGATTTATACAGCGAGAAGCCCATAACCTTTTGAGCCGTCAGCAACCCATTACGCATGGGGGACTGATCGTCACCAGTTACTTGAACTTCCGCAATTTTAGCACCCGCTTTGTAGAGAGTTTCATAGAAACGCGGGGGCGCTACAAACCAACGGTTCTCTTCTGGAACATCAGCTTGATCAAGATGACGCGCCATAAGAGCGATGATTTGCACAGCCTCATCACCAGCATCGCTGCCAGCCATCGTATGAGGAGTACCTGAAGTACCAAGATTGGAGTCGGTTTCAACGGAGCCAGAAGCGCCCTTGATACCTGCACCATCAATCATGGACTGAAGTACATTTTTGTCGTAGTTACGTTTGAGAGAGAATGCACCTGAAGAGGTAGCAAGCGCCTCAAAGTTAACGTGCGATTGACGCTCTTCGATATCATCTACCTTGAACGCAAACGCTTGAGCCTGATCTACAGTCAATTGAATTTCATCGTCTGCCAAGTCCTGCGGAGTAACCACAGCACCACGGGTATACGCTGAAATCGAGACAGTGGGTTCTTTCATAATGCGAACCGTGTCACCGAAATTCTCAATCTCCCCCGCATAGTCAGTGTTAGTAATATCTTCTACAACTGACGCACGGCGGAAAAACTTGAGAACCTTCTGGCTATAGATTTCGGCTTGGAAATTACCGGACGGAAGATTACCGTAACCGGAGGATACACCAACAGCCATTTCCTTAACCTTTCTATATAAGTTTAGCCATTAACGATACGACCCTCCGCATTCGCCTGATCTAGCTCTGCTTCAAGCCTGTCAAAGTCATGCGGTTTGAGTTTACGTATCTCTGAGGTTGTCCACACTTTCTTGTTACCACCGCTATCTGTAGAGACATTAACCGGACTAGTCCGAGTAACAGCCTCTGCTGCGGCTTCTAACTGTTTCTTGGAGGGACGACCTCTAGTTTTTTTTGCACTGCCTGTATCGGCTTTGTACAAATCTAGAACGCGAGAAGCGTACTGAACATCGTTGTTGTTTTTGGTGATTCCATCAGCAATGTTGGGTGGCTGCTTTCCTAACCATTCTTTAAACTGGTCTGACTTCTTGATATCAGAGAAGTCTGGATGCAGGGCTAACAACGCTTGGTAAGCACTTTTAGCTTGTAACTGCTCTTCTTTCTGTGAAAGACGTTCTATCTCTTGTTTAAGTTCTTGAACTTCTTTTGCAGAATTTTTAGTAGTCATAGCCTCAACTACATTATAAACGTCAGGATAGTTCTCTTTAAAGTTTTCAATGTCCGCATTCTCTTCAGGGTATTCCTGCATAGGCTGCGGCTTTTGTAGAAGCTCTTCACGCTCCTCCTTCCACTCGTAGAGCTTGGAGTCGTAGTGCTTCTTGAGATCATCATAGCGTTTTTTGTAATCATGCTCTTCCGTCTGTACTTGCGTAGAGACGGAAATGGTTTCATCATCA